TTCCAGCCCCAACGAGTGAAGAACTGACAAACCGGGCAGACTGTCTCACCATCCGGCTTCAACAGGACCGGTGACCATATGTTCTCTTCGAACCTGCCTGCTGTGTCATCGCCTTCAAAGGCCAAGCATGCGAGGTACTTCCGCCTCACCATCTTGCCTTTCTGATTGATGAGCGTCGTGTCTCGCGGAGACACGTAGAACATCTTCGCTCCTCGGAATTTGATCAGTGTGTCGAGGGCATCATTGACGAACTCCGGATCGACAAGGAACGAAAACCACGCGATGAGATTCTGCAAGAAGTTTCCAGAACTAGTGACGCGGTCGCCACTCTCACGCATGGTGCGAGGAATCTTAATCTTCGCAGTTTTCCGCTCACCCGTTGCATCACGGTAGGACATCTTCCATGTCGCACACTTGTCGCGGTCATCGACAACTCGTTCGAAAAGCTCCGCATTGCAATCCTCGACGCCGATAAGATTGGCAATATGCAAGAAGATCTCTTGCTCTATGCGCTTCAGTGGTTCCGAAACGCCGAACTCGAAGGCCGTCAGGTCATTCTCCACCCAACGAGCTCCCTTGCGCATGCCACTCATGGTCTTGAAGATCTTCTCAATCTTCACCTTCTTCTCGGCCTTCTTGATCGATGCCATCTCGAACACGTCAAACTGCACGTGCTCAAACACCCAAGCAACTTTGGCAAGGGCGAAGAGACGTGTGTTGCCGTGATTGGCAATAGGCCTAGGCTTGTCCTTAGCGCTGACTTCGCTTTTCACGAAGGCTTTGATCACTGTGTCAAAGCCCACGGTATCTGACCGCAGCTCTGCATTCATGGCCTCCAACTCAACCCGCATTTTCTCGTCATGCGAGAGTTTCTTCGGCAGGGCTGTGGCTCGAATGCTATCAAATTCCCTCAGGGCTTTCTTCACGCGACTGGCATTAAAGGCCTTTTCCTTGAGTGCCTCAACTAAGAGGTCCCGAGTGGCCTGTTCGGAAGCTAAAGGGTTGTGGTTCCCCACGCCGACATTGCGTTTGTCGTGCGCCTGCTGCAAATTCTGGGGATTGTTCGAGTGCAGGAAATTGGACTTGCTAGTAATCTGAGGAAACCTAGGGACGGCGGTACGGCTGCCCGTGGCAGCCCCCCCCTCCAGCCCAGGTGGCTCAGCAAGTTCAGGGCGTTGATCCTGCGTCATCGTGGTGGTGCTGCGCAACACGCCGTTTTCCACGTACGCGCGTTGTTGCTCTTCCACGATAGTAGCATGTTCCGCCTCGGCAAGGGCCTCTGACGGAGTTAATTCTTGGAGGCCCGCATCGTCCTCGTCCGAATCAACAGGTGGCTCGACCTCCATGGGAGGGATCACCTCAGTGGTACCGTCTGGCATTTTGGTAACGGCTGCTGTTGTGGGCGGCGGTGGAGCGGGCAGTGCCACACTCCCTGTTCTGGCCGCGCGGGCGGTGCCCAGCGGTTGATCGAACACGTGCCAAGCAGTCGGGAACGTCATACCCAGACAACGGAGTAAAAATGAAGACGACGTCTTGAACCGCACTTCATCGACGATTGCATGATGACCGACTGTCAAATAGCAACGCCTGCGAAAATGGTCCCTTGCCGCACACTCTAAATTTACAAGTTGGAGATCCGCGCTCGAAGGTTTGAGGCCCCAAATGTTGCTAGCACGGTGTTTCGCAGCGAAACTCGTGGCATCAGCAACCAAACTGGTAGGCAAACAAACCTGAACATCCTTAATGCCCTTGGGGGTCCAGCCACAGCAGCATGAATCCTCACAACGGCCACAGGATAACGTGATCGACATGATCCTGTACATGTGATCCTCTGCAAGTCGTGGTACTCGCAGGAACTCCAACTCATCACGATGGCATTTAGCACAAATAACTGGACAAGTGCTACCGAATTTAGTACCAAACATCGCGATGGCCAATAGCTTTGAGAACGTGAAAACGTCAGGGCGTGGCTTACCCTCCAATTTTGGTATCTCTCAGTGACACAGTTGCACCTTGAG